AACACGATAGAGCAGGCTTCCCGCAGAGCCTACGATAACGGGCCAAAAGGTATAACCCAAGAAGAGTACGATCAACAGATGGCGGAGCTTAGTGCGCAAGTAAATGCGCCGGGGTCTGCGGATCGGTTTGAAAATTATCTGCGCGATGCTGACTACGGAACTATTACCCCAGTAGATTCCCAATATGTTGGGCCATTAGAAGAATACGATTCATTGCGCGCAGATGATGAGTACAATTTTATGAATAGTCTCAGCAATTCTCAACCTGGTCTTCAAAATGATACGAATGATTTAGGTGAAATAACGATTGTTGATCAAAAAGATTCTGGTGGTGCTGGTGGTGATTTTATGCCAAGAGGCAGTAATTTATCTTACACAGATATGATTGATGTATTAAATTCCACGTCTAATGTTGGCGGAAGCGGTGGTCTGAACTTACCAGGTACAGAAAGTTTGGCGCCAGCTGGTTCCGTATACGATGCTAGTATTGGAGCTAACACGCCAATTACAGAAAGCTTAGCTCCGGTAGGTTACACGTTTGATGTGAATACGGGCACAGTAGTTCCAGCTACAGACATTTTAAGCTCGGCCCCTGTTGGGTCTACATACGACCCTGATCTTGGCATGAACGTACCGGCTACAGCAACTCCTGCAATGCCAGACTATAGCCGTGCATATAGTGCGCTTGGTGGAGCAGAATCGGTAAGCAATTTACGGGATCAGTTATTAGGAATGGGTATCAGTGAAGACATCATTGGCTCCGCGTTTGCTGCTTATTACGCACCCGAAACAAGCAACGAAGGAATCAAATCTATTTTTTCACAAGATGGTTACCGTAATGGTGGATTTCTTAACCGAGGTGGCCGATAATGCCAAGCGTAAGCAAGAAGCAACATAATTTCATGGCAGCGGTGGCTCACAACCCAGCGTTTGCTAAGAAAGCAGGCGTCCCACAGTCTGTGGGTAAAGAGTTTAACGAGGCTGACAAAGGCCGTAAATTTTCTAAAGGTGGCGATATGAAACATTCAGACGTAGAAATGGACAAGTCCATGATTAACAAGGCGGTGGGTAAGCACGCTGCGATGCCCGCTTCTAAGGCCCACAAAGGCTTAAAGGCTGGCGGTATGGCTGCTTCTAAGATGGGTTCAGTCAAAACTTCTTCTAGTCGTGATGGTATTGCTACTAAAGGCAAGACCAAAGGCAAGATGATTAAGATGAACATGGGCGGCATGCCCTGCTAAGGAGTTACCATGAAACGCAGCGTAAACGAATATGATGAAAACCGTGGTGGCGGTATAGGCGGAAAATTAGCCGAAGCCGCTGTTCCACTTGGCGGCCTTGCGGGCGCTGCTGGAATGGTGGGCGCAACTAAAATGGTGCTTGATAAAGCCAAGCAAGGTAAAGTTGATCGTGAAGCGGCTGCCGAAATGAAGCGTGAGTCTCGTGGCGTTGCCAAGCCCGCGAACTTTGATGCTGTAGAAGAATCTAAACGTGATGCTAAGGATGCCAGAGACCGCGCAAAGATTAAATCCATGGGTTACAAATCAGGTGGTTCTGTTGGCTCCGCTTCTAAACGTGCTGATGGTTGTGCTACCAAGGGTAAAACAAAGGGCTCAATGATCACCATGTACGGCGGCGGGAAGTGCTGATATGTTAGCCTGCCGTGGTATGGGAGCCATAATGCCCAGCAAAATGCCCAAGGGTGACACGAAAGCGCGCCGGGACGATACAGACTTTACGCAATATGCCAAAGGCGGCGGTGTTGGCTTGTATGCCAACATTCACGCTAAACGTGCTCGCGGTGAGAAAATGCGCAAGCCAGGCCAAAAGGGCGCGCCTACGGCCCAAGCTTTCATTGATTCTGCAAAGACAGCAAAGAAGTAATCCATGACAACTACCGGCACCACGCTCTTCAACATGGACTTCACGGAAATTGCTGAAGAGGCGTGGGAGCGCGCGGGCCGGGAGATGCGTTCTGGTTATGACTTGCGTACAGCACGCAGGTCTATGAACTTGATGACCATTGAGTGGCAGTCCAAAGGCATCAACATGTGGACCATGGAGCAGGGCATCATTAACTTGACGCCTGGTCTAGCTACATATGCTTTACCAACAGATACGATTGATTTGTTAGAACATGTAATACGAACGGGATCAAACACCGCATCCACCCAGGCTGATTTGACTATTACACGCATTAGCGTTTCTACCTATGCAACGATACCAAACAAGTTACAACAGGCGCGACCGATTCAGGTATGGATCCAGCGGTTATCTGGTGAGACAAATCCTACAAATGCTGTGCTTGATGGCGCGATCACCTCAACGGCCACCACGATCACACTTAACACGGTGGTTGGATTAGCCGGCGCTGGGTTTATTCGTCTGGGTACAGAAGATATTTACTACACATATGTATCCGGCAATACGCTGGGCGGTGTATTCCGTGGCCAGAACAATACGACTGCTGCTGCACAAGCAGATGGCACGGCGGTGTTTGTGCCGCAACTTCCAGCTGTGACCGTGTGGCCCACACCTGATAACAGCACTACGTACCAATTTGTTTATTGGCGCCTACGCCGCGTTCAAGACGCTGGGGCAGGTGTTAGTACTGCCGACATGAATTTCCGCTTCCTACCGTGTTTGGTGGCCGGCTTGGCGTATCACATTGCCATCAAAGTGCCGGAACTAATGCCGCGTATTGAAATGCTCAAACAAATTTACAACGAAACGTTTGAGATTGCCGCGGGTGAAGATCGTGAAAAAGCTGCCGTGCGGTTTGTTCCAAGGCAAATGTTTATAGGTGGTTCCTAATGGGTAATCGGTTTGCATCCGGCAAGATAGCGATTGCTGAGTGCGACCGCTGCGGGCAGCAGTTCCGGTTAAAGAAGCTCAAGACAGAAATTATTAAACAACGCAAATATGAGTTGTTGGTTTGCCCTGAGTGTTGGGACCCAGACCAGCCGCAGTTAATGTTGGGTACGTTTCCCGTAGATGACCCCCAGGCACTACGCAACCCGCGTAGGGACACAACGTATGTAACGTCTGGCGTTAATGCTGCTGGTAATTTATCAGGTGGTTCACGGGATATTCAATGGGGCTGGGCACCTGTAGGCGGGGCCAGTTTAAATGACGCGGGATTGACACCAAACTACTTGGTGGCAACCACATTTGTTGGTACAGTAACGGTATCTTAAGGAGCTTAGAATGGCATACACACGATCAGCCGACGGCATCGCTAAAAAAGGCAAAACCGAAGGTAAAAATTTGGGCAACAGCGGCCCTACATCTAAAGAAATAATGGGCGGCAAAGGCAAAGGTAAGGGTAAAACCAATGCCGATATGTTGTCTATGGGACGTAACTTGGCAAAGATTGCCGCACAGAAACGAGGCTAATCATGGCTACATTTAGCAAAAAGATGATGGGTAAAGAAGTTGGCGATGCCAAGGTCTACGCTACGCCCCATACGATGACGGGTAAGGTGGTTACGGCCTCTACTAACCCTGGCTCTGGCCCTGACCACAGTGATGCCGGGACGGTCAATATGGCCGTAGGTAACGTTTATCGCCGTCCCGCACCAGCAGCCAAAACATCTGGCATTAAAATGCGTGGCGCAGGTGCTGCGACTAAAGGTGTAATGTCTAGAGGCCCAATGGCTTAAGGTTTAAACGATGGCACTGACATACGCCCAACTCGTGGCTGCGGTAGTTGACTACACGCAGAACACGTTTGACACGACTACGATCAATACAATGATCAAGCAGGCGGAGCAGCGCATCTATAACACGGTGCAGATTGCCAACTTGCGTAAGAATGTCACGGGCGTTATGGCAACCGGCAACAAGTACTTAGCCTGTCCAGAAGATTTTCTCTCGACATATAGCCTTGCTATATACCCATACAACGCAACAACAGCTACCGGCACTTCTGCTGCAAAGACTATTGTTGTAGCCAGCGCAACAGGTATTGCTGTAGGTCAACAGGTTACAGGTACAAACATTGGAACTAATGCGGTTGTTCGCAGCATTAGCGGAACGACTGTTACTTTGACTGTGGCCAATAGCGGAACAGTAAACGGCGCAGTTGTGTTTCAAGGTGATTACCTGTACCTGCTAAACAAAGACGTAAACTTTATCCGTGAAGCTTACCCATTGAGCGCCGGTCAGTCTGAACCTAAGCACTATGCCATTTTTGGCCCGCAGTCGGCTAACGTGAATGAACTGTCGTTTATTCTGGGCCCAACGCCAGATGCTAACTACAACGCAGAGCTGCATTACTACTACTACCCAGAATCTATTGTTACAGCTTTAACAACCTGGTTAGGTGCTAACTTTGATTCTGCTTTGCTGTATGGCACCCTGTCTGAAGCTGGCACATACATGAAGAGCGCGCCAGAAGACGGTATGTACAAGCTGTATCAAGAGCGGTATGTTGCCGCAATTGCACTGCTTAAGAACCTGGGTGATGGTAAACAACGTGCTGACGCTTATCGTGATGGTCAGATCCGGGTGGCCGTTCAATGAGCAACATTCTTCAAACCCAGACAACTAGCTTTAAAACAGAGCTATACACGGGCGTTCACAACTTAGCTACCAATACGCTAAAGATTGCTCTGTACACGGCTGCGGCTAATTTAAATGAAGCAACCACTGCTTACACAACTTCCGGTGAAGTAAGCGGTGGTGGATACGTGGCTGGCGGTGTAACGCTGACGGGCGTAACCATTAGCTCCTCTGGGTATACGGCTTTTGTAGACTTTGCCGATGTGGTATTTAACGCATCCGTGACGGCTCGTTGTGCGCTAATTTATAACGATACCGTTGTCGGTAAACCATCTATTGCCGTGTTGGACTTTGGGTCTGACAAAACATCTACCAATTTCACCATCACAATGCCTGCTAATACAGCGTCAGCAGCATTGATCCGTTCTTCTAATTAAGGAGCCTCACATGAGCTTGGACAAAATCACCGCTACCGATCAAGTAGCAGCAATTACAAAATACAACACAATGCCTGAAGACACGATGTCTATTCATGGCTCTTACCATGCTGTTTGCTACAGCTCAGATGGTTTTGTTAAGTGGGCCGATGAGATTGAAAACTTGGTAACTACTGTTGGTAAAAACTTGACCTTGGATACCATCCTTGGTAACTCAGCCGCTGGCGCAGTTGTAATGGGTTTAAAGGGTGTGGGTTCAGCTAACGTAGCTGACACACAAGCATCCCACGCAGGCTGGCTAGAGGTGGGTGGTACTAACGCCCCTGCTTATTCTGGTAATCGTCCTACACCTTCTTTTAGCGCGGCTTCTGCTTCTAGCAAAGCTACATCTTCTGCTGTGTCATTTGCTATGACAAGCACTGGAACTGTAGCTGGTTGCTTTATTAACATTGGCGGTAGCTCAACTAAAGATTCAACCACTGGCACATTGTTCTCTGCTGGTGATTTCTCTAGTTCTAAG